CATATGTCAAGATTGGCGGCACAGAAAGCGAAATTGTTAAAACAGGCGATTTTACTCTGGACGCAGGGCTTGACGGTGATCAGTATGTTGTAGGCAAGGGTGGCATTCGCGGAGATATCCCGGAGGGGCTGTTTAAAGCGAGCGGAAATATCGAAGCATTGTTTATGGATACTTCTATGATGTCGCTTGCAGACACCGGCGCGAAAACATCACTTGAAATCGGTTTTAAAATGTCAGAGAATTGCAGCTTGGCATTTACCTTCCCGGAAGTGCAGATTGAACCGCATGACGCACCGATTGATGGCCCAGCGGGGGTTTCTGTGAAATTTGCGTGGAATGCATTTTATGAAAGCAATGCGCAGAAAAGCACTGTGCAGGTTGTATTGAAAAATGATAAGGAGTCTTACTGATGGTCGAAATAAAGACAATGACGAGAAAGCAAGTCAAAGACCTGCGTAAAGCGGGTCTTGATTTAGTTTTGCTTGGCGAGGCGGATAAAACAAAGACAATTGAAGCTCTTGAATGGGTTTTTGATCATGTTTATCCAGAACTTGCTGATGATGAAGAACTCTCTTATCGCGAAATGATCCGGATTGCTACAAAAACTTTTGAAAAAACATATGGAACGGATGCAGAAGTAAAAAACTAACGGATGCCTACCGGTGGGAATGGTCACCGCACCGGGAATACTGTGAGAATTGTCAAAAGCTGCACAGAAAACTGAATAAGAAGCCTCCTTGTGCCGACTGCGAGCATAGGAGGCCTTTTTTGTCAGAAGAAAACACTGAAACGTGGGAGTTGTGGAGCTACTGTGCGGGGCAAGTTCGTACCAGCGGATTAGGCGACATTATCGGAATTGATTATAACGCATTATTTCAGGTTGCAATTGTACTTGGTATTGAAGTAACTCCGGGGATTTTGAAAAAGATAAATGCGATGGAAATGATCATGCGGGAAGAGGTGAGGAAAATTGGCAAGCAGCACTAAAACGATTGAAGCACGCATCGAAGCAAAAGATAATGCTTCGGGGGCTATCAGCAAAGTTAAAGCGGAACTGAACAAGCTCCGGGATAAAAATATAAAAGTAAACGTGAACACATCGGGCGCAGAATCTAAGATCTCTGGTATAGCGCAGAAAATCAGCTCTGTAGGAAACGGAATGTCCGGGGGGCTTACCGGGATTCTATCAAAAGCGGGGCCCGCAGGATTGGCGATCGCCGGGGTAACTGCGGCAGTTGCGGGATTAGGTGCGGCTCTCGGTGCCGCAGGCGATAAATTTATCGGTTATAACGCTAAAATGGAGCAGACCAGTATTGCGTTTACGTCTATGCTCGGTTCTGCACAGGACGCAAAAATTATGATGGATCAGCTGCGTAAGTTCGCGGCTGATACCCCCTTTGAATTTAAGGATATCGCCCCCGCAGCACAGCAGTTAAAAGCGTTTGGGTTCGAAGCAAGAGATATTATTCCCACTTTAACCGCAGTTGGAAACGCAGCAGCGGGTCTTGGCAGAGGAACCGAAGGTCTGAAGCAGATTGCCTTCGTAATGGGACAGATCAAAACAACCGGAAAGCTCATGGGGCAGGACGTCATGCAGTTGTCTCAGCTGGGGATTCCGGTCAAAGATATTTTAGCTAAAAACTTAGGTCTTGCCGCAGATCAATTGTCCGACATAGGGAATCAAGGTATAAGTGCCGATGCGGCTATAAAAGCGCTCACGGAAGGCATGAATGAACGGTTCCCGAACATGATGGACAAGATGTCCAATTCTTTTTCGGGCATGATGAGTACTATTAACGATAACGCAAGCCAGATACTCGGTAAAATCGGAGAGCCTCTTTTTAACAGCATGAAAAATGCAATTGGCAAAGTCCGTGACATGTTTGATACAGCTCTTAAAAATGTGAATACCAAAGGCTTGTCGCATATTTTTGACGATTTAGTACCCGAGGGGCTTGCAAAAAATATCAGCCACCTTTTTAACTCAATCGGACAGGGAATTTCTGCGGTTATGCCGGTCATTGATAATCTGTCATCAGCTCTCGGCAACTTGTTTAAACCTCTTTTGGAGGGTGATAGCAAACTATTTTTGGATATGCTAGACACTGTCGCAACGGTGACGGTTAATGTGTGGCGCGTGGTAAGCGGCGTTATCGCGGACATTGCAGCTGTTATTGGTTCGGTGGAATCTTATATCGTAAGTGTGTTGAACAGTATAAGTGGTGCATTTGACACACTGTATAACGGACTGCTTAGCGGAATCGTGCAGATGGCTAATCGATTTTTAGCGACTGTGGGTGACTGGCTGTCACAAGCATATAACGCTATTGTTAATTTCGTGAATGCCTGCTTGGACAAACTCGGGGTCGTCGGTACAGCCATCCGAAAAATCGCAAGTATGGTCGGCGCAGAAATTGAATCCGCAAAAGACGCAGTTACAAACTCTAAAACGTTTCAAGCACTGACCAATCTTGTGACGATTGACGGAAATATTACTTCAAAAGTGGAGAAGGGGCCTACTGATTTTGTTAATCAAGGTGGTGGCTCTGTTGGTGGTGGCGGAAGCGTCGGGGGTTCAGGAGGCGGTGGCGCTGGTGCTGTAGACAAAGCGCAAAAGAAAATTGAAGAGCTGACAAAAAAGATCGCTGATGCCGTTTCGGATTTATCCGATAAAATCCTTGACGAAACGGGAACAGCTTACGAAAAAGGAATCGGCAAACTGAATAGAGAAATAGCCAAAGTAAAAAAAGAAATTGAAGAAGCCGCGGCTGCAGGAGTTAATACGGACGCACTGCAGGCAAAACTTGAAGAATATGGCCGTGTTATAAAAGATAAACTTGTAAAAAAGTGGAAAGAAGCTAATACAGATCTTGTTAATGATACGAACCTTGCACTAGCTAAAATGACTAAAAGCATTTCGGCGCAGGCGGAAGCACAGTATCAAATTGATCTAGAAAAGCTAAAACGCGAAAAAGAGAACAAGCTAAAAGAAGTTGCACTGACTCAAGATAGTGTTGAAGCTAAACTTGCGGTAGAGCGCTGGTATAATGCGCAGCTTGCACTTATCACGAAGCAGCGGGACGACGAGCTGGCTAAAGAACCAAAAACCTGGAGTGAAGCTTGGAATACGGCGCTGCAGCAGATGGTCGAGAACTTCGGGTCTAAAGGTAAGCAGATGCAGGACGCCATGAGCAGTGTCGCATCCTCGATGGCAGACGGTTTTACAGATATGTTTACCGATGTGCTGACTCTCGATTTTAAAAACATCGGAAGCTCTTTTAGTAACATGCTTAAAAGCATGCTAAAAGCAATTGCAAGTTTTATGGCAAAACAGGTCGTGACGAGTTTTTTAAGTCGGTTTTTGGGCGGTAGCGGGGGAGGAATCGGAACTGGGATTTCTCTCGGCGGAAGCTTTAACCAGAGCTGGGGTGACCGCATGATTGCGTCCGTAGCGCCTAAGCTTAACTTTCGCGCTAATGGCGGCCCGGTAGCTGCGGGGCAGGCCTACATCGTTGGAGAACGCAGACCGGAGCTGTTCGTTCCGCGTACATCCGGCACGATTATCCCGAGTGTCAATGTAGGTCGGCAGGCGCCAGAAGTGCAGGTAGTTGTTCAGAATAATACCGGCACCCCAATGCAGGCTAAAACGCAAACAACGCAGCAATCGGATGGCCGGGTTCTGAAAACGATTATACTGCAGACCGTAGCAAATGCTGTTTACACAAATGAAGATCACATGCGAGATGTCATAGCAGGCGTTCGCGGAGGTTAATATGCTGAAATTCCCGAATATCAAAAATCCTATCTACCCGCTAAAGCATAAGCGGGTAGACCACACATACAAAATGGAACAGGACAATGAAACAATTAATACGCGGCCGAGGTTTACAAAAAAGCCGCTGCATTTTACTTTGCAGTGGTCAGCTTTGCCTGCGGCCGATTATTCCCTGCTTGACACATTTTTTAACGACCAGACATACGGCAACGCCTTAAAATTTCAGTGGACATATCCACCGGAGCCGGGATGTAAATTTGCAGGGCAGACGTTTACCGTTCGATTTTCCGGAGATCTTGAATTTGACCTTGTTAATCCGGGGCTGTTTTCAGGGCAGATAGCACTGGAGGAAGCATAAATGGAATTATCTACAGCGGCAATTATCGAAAAGAATAAAACGGCTTCTAACGGTGCTGATCTTCTCCTCTGCGATATTACGTGCAGAGATGAAAGTCTGCACTTGGTAGCTAATAATGAAAATATTGTATTTCAAGGTGTCACTTATTACGCTTACGCATTCAGCGTCGATAAAATCAAAGTAAGTAGTACAGAGATGCCATCGGCAAGATTGAATATCAGCAACATCACCGGATCTATGCAGGCTTTGCTTGAAAAATATGATGGCGCGGACGGCGTTACCGTGTCTCTTAAAGCTATTAATACAAATGTCCCAGATGAGATTTTAGATGAAGAAGTATTCGACGTTATCGGCTCATCTGCAGATAAAAAGACCGCAACGCTAAACATCGGGACAAGTTTTTCGTTGCAGAAACGTTTCCCGGCAACGCGCGTATTAAAAGACTTCTGTCCGTTCAAATTCAAAGGGCGCAGATGTGGATATAAG